GTATTAAGTAACCAAAAATTAGGATCTCTAATTCCTGCAGCTCTATCAGCTGTCGGATTAACCTATGTAACTGCAACATGGAATGATACTACAAATATCTTAACAATGACACATGCCGCCGGTGGCGCATTTGAAATGTGGGATAGTACAAACACACCGGTTGCAACTTTCTTCTCTGCGGGAACAACTGCAAATCTTTATACTGCTCCTATTGGTGATTTCACGGTTGGTAGCACATCTTTTGATGTTATTGCAACTTCCTGGAGTCCGCTAGCGTACGAAGCAACATCTGTCGCTCCGTACACAGTTCCAGCAGATGGTGCTATTTGGTATGATGCTAAATTTACTGATGTTGATATTATGTATCATGACGGAACAAACTGGGTTGGCTACTTAACAGCTTTCCCTAATTCTAATCCAACTGGTCCAATAGTTGGAGCTACTGAACCAGACAAAAATACTGGTCAATCGGATGGTACTGCCCTAGTGGTAGGAGATATCTGGGTTGACACTAGTGATATTGATGCGTTTGGCAGAAACATTTATGTATACTCTGGTACAGCTTGGGTAAAACAGGATGTAACTGATCAGTCAACACCGGACGGATGGTTATTTGCTGATGCACGTTGGGCAACTGCCGGAGCTACCGCTGATGCAAGTTCTATTGTGGACTTACTATCAAGTGGCTATGTAGATCCAGATACTCCGGATCCAGCATTATACCCACGTGGCATGCACCTATGGAATACACGTCGAAGCGGATTTAATGTTAAGAGATATTCTTCAGGATATATTAATGTTAATTCAACAAACCCTAGACAGAGCAATGCATCCATGGCAGCGTATGCTCCAGATCGTTGGGTTTCGCAAAATGCAGTAGCAGAAGATGGTGGTCCACGTTTTGGACGTCTAGGTCAACGAGCACAGGTAGTTGAAACATTAAAGGCATTAATTGACACTAATGCAGCTATCCGTGATAATGATACATTAGGATTTAATCTAATGGCTACTCCGGGTTATCCAGAAGCTATTCAGAATATGATCGGACTTAACACTGATCGCGGTATTACTGCATTTGTAATCGGTGACACACCATTCCGTTTAGAACCTACTGGCACTAAATTGAGTGAGTGGGGATTGAATACAAACAAAGCATTAGATAACGGTGACGTAGGTGCTACTAGCTTTGATGAATACATGGCCATGTACTACCCAAGTGGATACACAAATGATAACGCTGGCAACAACATTGTTGTTCCAGCAAGTCATATGATGTTACGTACTATCATTAATAGTGACGCTAAGAGCTACCCATGGTTCGCTCCAGCAGGTACACGTCGTGGTGGTGTTGACAATGCTACATCAGTTGGTTATATCAATGCAGAAGGTGAATTTAAATCTACTGCACTGCATCAAGGATTGCGTGACGTACTACAAGATCCAAAAATTGCAATTAACCCAATTGCTACGCTAACAGGTGTGGGTGTATTAGCTTATGGTCAACGCACTCGTGCTAAAAATGCTAGTGCATTAGACAGAGTTAATGTTGCTCGTCTAGTCTGCTACCTACGTAAACAATTAGACGTTCTTGCAAGACCATTCTTGTTTGAACCTAACGATGCTCAAACACGTCGCGAAATTAAAGCAGCAGCCGAAAGTCTAATGCTTGAACTAGTAGGTCAACGAGCACTATATGACTATGTTATTGTCTGTGATGAAACAAACAACACTCCTGCGAGAATTGATCGCAATGAATTGTATGTTGATATTGCTATTGAGCCAGTAAAAGCTATTGAATACATTTATATTCCACTACGCTTGAAAAATACTGGTGATATTGCAGCCGGACTATAATAGGTAAATACAAAGAATAAGGAGCATTAATATATGCCAATCGCAAGTTTATCAAGATTCACAGTTCCATTGAGTGGTACCCAAGCGGCAACTACTCAGGGACTGTTGATGCCAAAATTAAAGTATCGCTTTCGCGTTACGTTAGATAGTTTTGGCGTCGCAGGAACTCCGTCAACTGAACTAACTAAACAGGTAATGAATGTAAGTCGTCCTGACGTTTCATTCGAAGAAATTAAATTACCAGTCTACAATAGTACAGTTAAATTATTAGGCAAGCACAATTTTGCAGATGCAAAATTAACTATCCGTGATGATGCAAGTGGCGTAGTTAGTCGTAAAGTCGGCGAGCAGTTACAAAAGCAATTTGACTTCTTTGAACAAAGTGGTGCTGCTAGCGGCATTGATTACAAGTTCAGAATGCGAGTCGAAATGCTTGACGGCGGTAACGGCGCATTTGAACCAGTTACATTAGAAAGTTTTGAATTCTTGGGTTGCTTTATTAAACAAGCAACATACCAAGGCGGCGACTATGCAGATGCAACTAACCCAATGGATATTGCATTAACTATCACTTATGATAATGCAATTCAGCTTGATGCTCCAGGCGGCGCAGCTAGTGGTATTGGTTTAGATGTTGGTCGTGTTGTACGTCCAGCTGGCGCCCAAGGCTTATCTACAGGTTAATAGTTAAATTAACACATAAAAAGCTCAGCTTAAAACCTGAGCTTTTTATTTGACTAAATATTTGTATGAGTAACGCCTTTAATAATTTTCTATCGTCGACAGGATACGGCAAAGGTTATCCTAATTTAAGAGACTACCAACACGCTAGTCGACTTTATGTTGACGACAATTATGCCTATTCTCCTAAAGTTGGATTTCTTTACTATGTAGTGTTTAACATTAATCCAGATGCTATCATAGATCAACAGTGGAAGAATACTGGATCTATGGATGTAGGACTACTGGTTAAAAAGATTGACTTACCAAAGTTTTCAGTAGCCAACGAAACATTAAATCAGTATAACAGAAAAACTGTAGTACAAACGAAACTAACCTATACACCGGTAAGTGTTGAATTCCATGATGACAATATTGATGTTATTAATAAATTATGGATCAACTATTATAAGCATTATTTTGCAGACAGTACTTACGGAACTTCGGGCAGCGTTCCTGTGGCCTTTAGAGATACAAAGTATGGTGAAACAGATTATCAATATGGTATCTATGATAATAATGTTAAAGTTCCATTTCTTACATCAGTAGAAATTTATAGTCTACATCAACAAAACTTTACTCAAGTAACTTTAATTAATCCTAAGATTACAGAATGGGCACACGATAGTTTAAATCAAAGTGAAGGCAGCAAAACTATGCAGAATAGAATGAGTGTTGCCTATGAAAACGTATTGTATGATTATGGTCAGATAGTTGTAGAAACAGATCCGCCTGGATTTACAAGTGTATACTATGACAAAACTCCTAGTCCTTTACAGATTGCAGGAAATCCAATTAATAATCCTACATACATAAAGAAAGAAACTGGATTCGATAAGCCAGGCGCCCAGCGAGTATTTGGTAAAGTAGGCGGCACATATAATGCGCCTAACCCATTATTAGATATTGCAACCATACTTGCTAAAAATTATGTAAACACAAAAGGCATAGTTAGAACTAAGGCTACTGGTTATAACATTGCTAGCGGCGCATTAGGTGCAGTGACTAAAACTGCACCGGGAAAATACTATACCCCGCCTAGCACGGAGAACCAACCTGGTATATTCAACTTACCCGGTGGGGTTGGCATTAATATTTTCAAAGCATTTAATACTAGTGTTGATGGAAAAATAAGAGCCAATCCAGCAGCAATTATATTTCCTCCTAAACGATAATCATGAATCAAAACTATTCTAATATCCCCGTCAGCACATCTCAGAATAAAACAGTGCAGGCATTTGACTCTTATATGACAGCGCCTGTAGAAATTAATTCATCAGTATTAGCTGCCATGAAAGGTTATTTTACTAATCGAGACTTTGGTGAAGTAGCTGCTGAATCAATCGCTGTCACAATCATTAGACAAGCAAAGCAAGATGGATATAATCCTATGCAAATTTTGGATACATTAAGAGGTTTAGACAATGTTCAACTATCGGGACTTGTATCAGAAATTTTAAACTATAACAGATTTAAGAGTAGCAGTTTGGGCTATGCTGATACATTTCAAACTCATCCTGAAATTCAACGAAATATAATTGCATGAGCTTAAAGTTTAGTCAAGGGGCTTACAATATAAAGAATCCCGAAAAGTATATAGGTCAAGGTACTCCTAGATATAGAAGTTCTTGGGAATTTACTTTTATGACTTTTTGTGATAATAATCCTAGTATTCAGCAATGGTCTAGTGAGAGTATAAAAATACCCTATAGAGATCCCTTAACTGGCAAGCATACTGTATATGTTCCAGATTTCTTAATTTCTTATGTAGATAAGAATATGAAGAAACATGTAGAAGTTATTGAAATAAAACCAGCTAATCAAACCCTCAAAGAAAAAGTTGGAAAAAATGCTTATAATCAAGCTCAATATGTAAAGAATATGGCCAAGTGGGGTGCTGCATCTGCGTGGTG